TTGGCATAAGAGTCATAAAGCCTGATGCCGTCTAGCTCGTCAACGTAAATAAACTTTTTTACGCTTGAATCTGTGTAGCTGTCAATAAAATCAAGGGCGCTATCGTCAGTGCTTGTAATTTCAATTTGATCACCGGTCAATAACTGCCCGTGTTCAAAGTCGAAGCTAAATCGCTTGGCAGTCGTGTTTACGTCGTCAGGCTTGATTGTTGAAGACAACGTGCCACCGTTGAACTTACGCTGCAGCTCAACCTTGCCATGCGTTCCAAGATATACCGTCATGAGATCGTTACGGTAGCCAGTGCTCCGGTGCCCTGGAACGCAATCTCAGCACGAACAATGTCACCAGTTGCCGCTCCAATCGAGGCGCTGGTGATATAAGCAGTCAGCTTGATGTCGTTGTTGTCCGTTCCATCAATCCAACGGAAGGTCAGCTCAACTGTGTCACTGCTGCTAACACCGTCAGTGCCGGTCTTATACAACTTGTTGAGAATGTCGGTGGTATTAAATGTGCCGTCGTCTTCCTTGTAATACAACAACGTTGCACTGCCGCTATAGCCAGCAACACCCGGTGAGTAGCTGCGGATATGTTCGTTCAGCGTTGTCGTTTCAAGCGTTTCTAGGTTCGACGACAGCTGAAAATTAACGACCTTGGCAAGGGTCGTTCCACCGAGCTGCATAACGCCATCTCTACCGGTGTAGACCTTTGCCATCAGATCACGCCAATCAGATTCACTGTAACAGTGCTAACCCCAGGCCGCACCTGGGCTATCTGCGGTGGGCCTTCATACCGATACTTAGCCTGCGTGCCAGAAGTTGAGGCTGTTGCAGTAGCTGCAGGCGTATTCGCCTGACCGCCCATTCCAGAGTGGACAGAGCAGTAGTAATACAGCGTTGGAGCGTCAGTAGCCACCTTGATTCGCGTGTAAGCCCCAGCAGACCCGGGCGTTCCAAACGTCGTTACCCCTGTTGTGTATTCCGTTCCACTGTTATGAGTGCCGTTGCTAGTGGTCGAAAAACGTAGCGGGTGGCCAGAGTTTGACGAATCAGATTGATCAAACAAATAAACTGTGCCTTCTGTTAGCTCCAAGGTCTCAGCGCTGGTGTCACCACCGTTGAACCGATACTTGTTGCCGCTGTCGTCCACAACAGTGACCGTGTAAGTCACAGTTGCAACTTCTGTGGTTTCTGGCCTCAACGCATCAGTGTTGGATGACCAGCCAGCAAGGGCGTTGTCGGGTAGGTCAAACGTGCTGAACGTACCCTGCACCTCGTCATAGTGATCTAAAAACTGCTCAGCGTTTGCATCGCCAACGTTGGCGTAAGACAAACTTAGCTTTACGTCTGTTCTTTCACTGCCGTACAAAATCCGGTGCTCCTTACCGTTTTGCGCCTTAAAGGTTTTAACGGAATAGCTGCCAGGGTCGTAGGTGCGACCAGTGGGCTGCAGAGTAGGAAAGGCCATCAGGAACGAACCGTGATAACAGAATCGCCTGCGATCAGCTTCGCAAGCTCGCTTACGCCATCATCATCGCAAGGATGCTCTGAGGCAACGATGTCCACCGTTCCCTCTTGGGAAAAGGTCAGTTGTTCCACGACGTAGACGTTCTGTGAAACGGTTGTGTTTTTGATCGTAAAAACGGTGTCATGGAACGTGCTGTCAGCCACAACTCCGCCTGACACCTGCATGGTGCCTTCTTCTACGTCTTCCGAGCCAGTCTTAAAGTACGAAACGTTGTACGTGTCATCTGCCAGTTCGCTGACGCTGGTGACAACGCCGCTGCTGTTAACTGTGCCTGTGTTGGCTGCACTGTACGGAGTAGCTTCAGTTATCACCTTGATGTAAGAGCCTGCACGCAAGCTCAATCCATGCACGGTCGTCGAAAAGCTGATGGTGTGCGACACCAGCTTGCGTATACCCAAGAAATACTTGGCGACTTTGATTGCGTGATCCTTTGAAGTGCAGAACTGAGTCAAATCAAACTGTTCTTGGGGCAGCAGGGTCAGGCCGTGCTCTTCCAGCTGATTTGGCAACTTAACCTCTACAACTTTTTCTTCAGGCAGCTTGTTTTTAGTCTCCTGCCTGTAGCGCATGACTGCCTTGAAGGGCCTACGCTCCTCGCTTCTTAAATACTCAAGCTTGTAGCTGTCCTCAAGGATGTTGCCAGCCGTAAACAGCTGTTCAATCGGCACCGGACCAAGATTGATCTGGCCGCTGTCTTCCATCACTGGAATAGCAGGTTTTAGCGAAAACTTGCCGTCCATGATCACAAAGTTGCATAAGAAGTAAGGCGCTGTATCCGTGATGTATTGGCGCAAATTGGTTTTGTCTCCAATAACGCCGTTAAAGAACAACTGTTGCGCTTGCAGGAAACGTGAGGTTTTTTGAAGAGGAAGAGTTTCGTCACCGTCTTTATGCAGCAAGGCTGGGTTGTTCTCGTCCATCTTTAACAAGCCTCCCGCTCCACCCATCTCATTGGTCAATAGATAAAAGACTAGATCGGTAAACAGATTGCTTGGACCAGAAGACTGCCCATTAGTAAGGAGACTTCCTAAGTTGTAAACAGACAAATCAGGATGCAGCCTCTTGACGTGCAGGCCGCTGCCGAGCCAAACACGCATTTGATCCAAGCTGGTGAAATTACGGCTTGCCTTCAGCGACAGCCCAGCAATCGTCATATTGTTGTAGGTAGGAACTATCTCATTTGGCATAACCTCGTTGACGTAAACGATGCTGTGCTCTGGCTCGGATTCGTTTGATTTTTGCACCAAGCCTCGGTAAAGGCTCATATCCGCATATTGGCTTTGGCTCTCGAACTCTGTGTCACCCCCAAGAATACCCATCTCTTCTACTTCATTTATGTCACCAATGACATACCTAAAACCTACATTTCTGTAAGCAGTAATGTAAGGGTTGCTAGCCGAAGCAGTCACGAGGTCTTCGTAAGTTTCGCCTTTATTCCAATCACTTGTGGTGCCAGAGCTTAATACTAGACGTGTCGGGTGTTCCCACCCCTGCGTCTCTCCGCTAAAATGATTGACCTGTTCTTTAACAGTCGCAGTCATCTCCAACCTGATTGTTTTTGATCCAGACGACTGAGTGCGTTCAATAGTTTTCTTCTGTCCAATGCTTAGATTGGCTGCATTACCAAATAGCTCGTAATAATATGCTTGGGTTCGACCGATTGGGTTTTCTTGGCGATCTGTGTCAGTAACGCGGTAACGCTGGCCTGAAAAAGTCATCGTTCCATCAGGGTTGTTTGGCACAAAAGGATTGGCGCTTGTATACGCGGATCCCGCGCTATCATCTTCCGTGGAATTAAGACCGCGCTTAAATTCAATGCGATCATTGACTCTGTACTGATCTGAACTACCTACAACATCACAGCTAACAAAACCCCATGTAAAGGTTACGCCGTTGTTTACATGCGCGTAATGATCGCTAGGAAGCCTGCTCTTTTGCACCGTCCATTTAACAACAATCCACCTGCCCGAGCCAAACCTTTCCCTTGTCTGCAAAGTTTTAGTACCGCCCTCGTTAATAGGATCGTTGTCACAACTGCCAAAAATTTCATGGAAGAAAGCTCCGTTTCTTCCTCTGCTTGTGTTGATATTTGAAATTTGCGTCTCTCTCTCAATAGCATCTACCGTCTCAACTTCACCTTGGGTGTCTTGCGGTAGTGCAATGTCTCGGTCAACCGATTGCGGAATATCTTGACTGCCGCTTCTTGTTGTTGTTGAAGGCTTGCGAATAAACTCTTTGTTAAGCCTGATTTGTGATTTTTCGGTTTTTATTCCTTTAAAAACGATGCCAAACGTTCCTAGGCCCGGAACATCTGCATTTAGTCGAAGCGGGCTACTGTCCTCAACAGAAACCGAGGCTGAAAGCCTATACACTTCTTGGTTGTCACCAAGAGAACGCAACTCAGACGCAGGAATGCCTACAAATTTAAACTCAAGTTCCGCCAAGCCTTGGGGATGAATAAAACGAATAAAATTGTATTGATCGACTGACCTGCTACCTGTAACCACGAAGTAATAATCTATGCGCTGAAAAATGAAAGGATCTCCGTTTTCATCTAATCCAGCCTGGCGCACAAACACCTGGAACACAGATGATCGTTTAATTGCGCCTGTATACGTTCCAGAGTTTACAGTGACCTCTTCGTCTTCAAATTTGTCCAACTCATCAGGCGTTGGAACATTATTGAAAGCACATATGCCGTTTAAACGCTGAAATACTTTGCTGCGTAAGCCAATTTCAGTTACAACAGCAGGTCTGTTGTTCCTTATCAAGCCTGTTGAAACAGATGTTAGAGGGAAAAACCCAGCGCCTACCCCCGCTCCATCACTGATAAAACCTTGGGCAGGCTGAATAACTTTTTCACGGCTAACTAGGCCAACTTGCCTTTGTCGCGATTCATCTGAATCAAGACAACGCAAAGTAATGAACTGACTCTTATCAACATCAGGGTCGTATCGACGCAAAGCTCTTTTAGTGACTTTCCAAATAGTGTTGCCAATAGCAAACCTTTCGCCTAGCTGCATTGCGTCATCAGCAGCAATCTGCTCTGCAGCAACAGTTGAATTTATATCATCAACATTTTCGCCGCCCCTGTTGCTACTGCGCTGATATTTGTCTTCGGGAATGCTTGATGGGTCAATTTCAAATATAAGCTCATCATTGGACCTTACGTCTACAACAGCCGTTAGCTGCCCCGAATAGTCGCCATCAACAGTAATCGTGCCACCATTGTTCTTTTTGACAAGCTTGACCAAACCCATTCTTGGGCTGTACTGACGGCCCTCCCCGTCCTGG